ATGCGCTCAATAAGGCGGTCGAGGTGCTGCATCCCGTCCACACCGGCGGTAATCAGGAGTTCGGCGGATATTCTGTTGGTCACGGTAACACCATCATGGGGAGATGGTGCCATTGTCTGTGGCGTGGCCTGATGCCGTTAGTTGCAGCCTTTCAGCGGACAAAAAAAGGCACGCTTGCGCGTGCCAAAGATAACCATGAGGAGTATGCGGCGTATCGTGCCATTGACGGCCTCGCCACCGTGCGGTACGAATACGGTGCTCGGCTGCGGCGGTTGTTTCGGGTCGCGACACTCACCGCTTGTCGCGTCTGCCTCAATCCCGGCAGCGGGTTGCCAACTAGTCGTATTGGGTGAAACGGTAGGCGCTGGGTTTGTCGGCGGGTTTGATGGCGGTGCCGGATAATCCCGCTTTCCACCAGTCGTCGCTCATCCAGTCCTGGTTGCCGTCGCTTTGCAGTACGCCGTGGTAGATGTTGAGCTCGCCGTCCTTGCCGGTGATGCGGTCACGGCCATCAAGACGGAGTTCCAGGTCAAGGCGTTGCAAGGTATCGGCGTCAATCTGGTAGCCCTTGCTGCCTTTGGTCTTGTAGCTGACTTTCAACTCGTCGCCTTTGCTGACCGTTGCCTTGCTGGTAAAACGGAACATCCCCATGCGGTAATTGACTTCGTAGTGGTCGGCGGGAACGGGGGTGCCGGCACCGCTACCACTCTTGATGGTAAAGCCGGTCGGATCGATGTCGCTTTTTTCGAGCGCGATCCAGCCATCGAGGGCGGCGGTGTGCGCTTCGTCGCTGACGGTCTGTGGTGCGGTAGGCAGATCAACCGCCTCGCCCATCAGCATCCGCGCCAAGCCAAGACGGTCGAAGGTGTTAAATTCAAGTTTGATTTTGGTTGCCCCCGGCTTGGTGACGCTATCAAGTGCCTGGCCGTAGTCATATTTGCCGGTCGAGGTGAGGTCGTCACTGGAGTTGTCCTTGCTAAATGACAGGGCGCTGACGTTGCCCAGTTTTTGGAAGGTGTCGCTGCTGCCGAATTTGCGGCCGTAGAGGTCGCCGGAGTAACGGCGCCCGCGCAGTTCTTGGATGGCTTCTGGCATGGTTTGAGTCCTTAGTTGGCGTCGCCGAGACTGGCGACAGTGGTTACAAAGCGCAACGGAAACAGGGCGTAGCCGTCGCGGTAGTCGATAGGCAGGGCGGCGCGCTGCACAAAAGGAGAGGCGGTGAGGGCGCGTCCTTCTGTGTCTTGCGGGTCAAAGCCCTGAATGGCGCGGGTGATGGCGGTCCAGGTCTCACCCACCCCGGCGGCGCGATAAGGCACCCGTGAAGGGGTGTAGTCACGCTTGACCAGGATCAGCGAAAAGCCGATTTCCACGGTTTGCTCGCGCCCGCCCCCGTTACTTGTGGTTGGTGTCATGGCGTCGAGGATGACGTACACCACATTGTCGAGCGGAACGATTTTCCGCCCGTCGCCCAGCTCACCCATGTTGCGGGCTTCAATCACTTTCGCCACGCCCGGCACGTCGGCCAGGCGCTTGAGCAGGGCGTCGTAGCAGATTAAAAAGTTGTCGTGCCATGCGGGTTTCATAGTTCACCTGCCACGTATTGGCGGATAAATTCGGTAATCGTCACCTCGTCTGCGGCGGAGACGCCAAGGAAGGGACGCGCCGGCAGTCCGGGATGGTGGACGTGCTTCACTGCCACCCGTCCGCCCGGCATCAGGAAAGACAGTGCTTTGGCGGCGCGTGGTTCAATGGTGTAGGGGTCGGTACCGAGCTGGTGATAGACGCCGTAATGGCGGTCGGTGCCAATCGCCACACTTTGGCCGGTGGCAAAGTAGGTAATGGATTTACGCAGGTCGCCCCGGTCAGAGAGGATGCCGCCGCGTGCGTTGGTTTTACCGTTTTTGGCCACCAGCTTGTTGTTGATGGTGGATTCTTTGAGTGGCTGCCACGGGGTGCCGTCCGGGGCGGTTTCCGTCTCAAAACGCGCACGGGTACTGCTTTTCAGTGCCATGCCGATGTTTTCCATCAGCGGTGTTAAATCGTGGTTAAGCCGGGCGTAAAGCGCCTGTAAATGGGCTTGCAGCGGTGCAAAATCGTGGGAGATGACAAGTTGCATTTCAGTTGGCCCAGGGTTTTGCCGGCAGTTCGTTCGGGCGCACCGCGACCGACGGCAGTGGTTGCGCCGGGGTGGTATCTCCCATCCCAGTCAGCATTTCCGGGTGCTTCATCACTTCTTTCAGCCAGGCGATGGCTTGCAGGTAGCGCTCTTTGACGATGCCGGTGGCACCGTCTTCGTGCAGGTAGTAACGCGCAATGTCACAGGCTTTGATGATGAGCGCCTTGGGCGGGGTGATGCCGACCAGCCCGACCGGCGCGAGGTAGCTGTTGACTTCAGCCTCGGCGTCGGCAATGGCGCGTCCGACCACGGCGTGGTCAATAACGGCATGGGCCTCGCGGTCGGTGAGGTTTTGCAGCTCGTCCGCTCCGAAGCGGTCGATGAGGTCGGCAACACCTATCATGCCTTGACCTTGACGGTGGCGACGAGTTCGGGGCGCAGAACCAAAGGCAGCGGGTTGCTTTGCGCTTCCAGTTCCCAGCCCTTGTCGAATTTCATCGCGGTGCGCTTGGCGTAGTAGGCCTGCGCTTTGGTGTTGACTGTCTCCGAATAGTTGGCCGGGGCGAAGTATTCGGCGAAGGTGGTACGGGTACCGAGTGGCAGCAGGATGGCCTCGCCGTCCTTGATTTTGACGCCGTTGCCAAAGTCGTAGTCATACTGGACAAAGCGGATGTTCTTGTGGGCAAATTCCACGCTGGTATCGCCTTCGCGATAGGCTTTGCCGTCCTGATAGCGGATGTAAAGCGGCTCGATGGATTTGTGATACACCAGCGCCTGCATGAATTCCGGCGAGCAGAGGCAGAGCCAGCCGTTGACCATTTCGCCGAGGTAGTTCTTGCGCAATGCCGTCATGCTCTCGTCGATTTTCTTGCCGACTTTGGTGGCATCGTTGTCCAAATCCCAGACAAATTCCTTACGCGTCAGGTCGAAGGTGCTGTAGATATCCAGCAGGGCGGTAGTGCCGTCCTTGTTGAGGATTTTTCCCTGCAAGGCACCGAGCATCAGAAATTCACGGGTCATTTCGATGTCGGCTTTCATGCGCGCCAGCTTGTCGTTGACGACAGACACCACGGTGGTGGCCTTGTCGCCGCCAAACTCGCGCAGGTTTTGCACGTCATCGGCCATCACCACGTCGTTTTTCGGCAGGTGCAGCAGGTCAATGTTTTGCACGCTGCGCGTCTCCGGAGTGAGCGGCTCACCGGCGCTGTTACGCGGCACGGCTTTGACCAGGGTCAGCACACCGCGCTTGTTTTCGACGCGGACGTAGGTGGTGGTGAGGTAGTTCGGGGTAAAGAGGTTGAGGCTGCGGATGATGGTCGGCGTGGCCGGCAGGCGGTTGATAGCCTGCGTCAGTGGCACGACGCCGAATTGGCTGCTGTTTAGGTTCATGGATTGTCCTTGTTACGATTACGGTTTGGGGGCGCCGATATAAGCGATGCCGTAAGGGTCGCCCATGCTTTTCAGTTCAACCACGGTGAGCGCCACATCAGCGCCGCCGCCCTTCGGCTTGATTTTGGCGGCAGTGATGTCCGCCTTGTTGACGGCGGCCAGGTCGATAACGCAGTTCCAGGGCTGCACGACAACTTCGCCGTTGACTTCGTCGGTGAGCGCGATCAGGTAATGGCTGTCGCCGCGTGGCGCGTATTTAACGAGCTGCCCGGCTTTGGTGCCTTTTTCTGCTGCAACCGCGACACGGGACAGGGTGAGCGCTTCGCCTTTGAGCAGGTCGCCCATCGCGGCGCCCAGGATTTCTTTGGGCATGTGGCCTCCTTAGATATAGTGGTCTTGGTCTTTACGGCGTGCGTCGGCGTCGGCCAGCAAGGGGTTGTTGGCGAGCTGGATGTCCGTTGGGTTTGTCGTGGCGGCGGGCGGGGTCTGCTCACGTGCGAGCCAGGCGCCGTTCTCGGCGTCATGCGCCAGCTTCAAGTCGGCAATCATCGCCTTGGCGTCTTCTGGCTTGGCCGCGAGCAACACCGCGTGGGTGGCAGCCGAAAGACCGCGCCAGCTTTTGCCGTCTTCGCTACGCAGATAGCCGGCAGCGGCGAGTTGGGCATCTACATCGGCGGCGCGCTTTTCGCCTTCGAGGGTCTCGTTGGCTTTTTGCAGTTCGCTCTTTTCGTTTTCCAGCGTGCTGATTTTGGCTTCCAGTTCCTGGATTTTGGCCAGGGCTTCTTCGAGGGTCATCGTGTTTCCTGTGTTGTTGGTGGGAGATGCGGGATTGGCACCGTCGTCGCCGAGGATGACGGCTGAAGTCGCGTCGTCCACCCCGGTCGGGGTAAAGCTGACTTCGCGGATGGTGTTGGCGCGCAGGATGGCAAGGGGGCCGGTGACGGTGTGGCCGTTAACGGTGGCGTTCGCCCCGGCAGCAAGCTGCTCAACCCGGCCGGGGACGACGTGTGCTGAAAGTTCCCAGGGGAAGCCCTCGTCAGCATCGGCAGCGACCTGTTTGCCATGTTCGTTACTGAGCAGGGTGCCGCTGATTTCGAGGCCGCGCGCGGTTACAGACAAATGTCCCACCCCGGCGCGGCGGGCA